GGCGGCTTTATTAATGGCTATGCAAACGGAGATTTGGTAGGTGATGTGGGAGAAGAGATTCCCTACGAATCAGACATTCCCCTTCCTGAGTCTACCAAAAAGAAATTCAACAAGTTTTTAAAAAGCAAAAAAGACAGAGCCTCTGTCGAACAGCTTATCGATAGTTTAACCGACAAAGAGCGTCTTGCTGTTATTGCGTTGGTTGAAACAACTGCAGCTACTGATCCCGTAGAATCAATGGTAGCTGTGGGACAAACTGCAATAAACCGAGCATCAACCAATCGCCCCGACTTTAAAAACGTCAACGACCTGTCTGCTGTCATGAAGCAAAGATCTTCTCGCGGTAGCGGAAGCAGAATGTTTCAGTACGATGGTCTTGAACCCACAAACCTTTCAGAGCGTCTTACAGAAGTCGTAGAAGGACGAGTTCCCGGAGCCGTATCAAAGATCTTTTCGGCTGCTGAGATCCTTACCAGTCCTGAATACGAATTTGATCCTATCTTACCTGAAGACGTAATGTTTTATACAACACCCACCGCCCCTCTTGCTCAAGATTTTGAAAAGAATCCCCTGATGCAGTATCATTCAAGCATGGGTGGACATGATTATTATTCTCTGATGGCTGCACCGGAACTCCCGTAAAAAGCCCAGTAGAAGAATTCGTCGGCTACCCGTCCAGCGGCCCCGACACAACCGAAGCGGCTACCCACAGCCATGTGGCCCCGCATGATGAGGTAAATAAAATGGCAACCCAAAAAAAAGTTCGCGGTCATCGCGGAAACAAACCTAACGATTCCTTTGGAACAATTAACAACGCCAATCTCTACAAAGGCAACTATCGAAAAGACGTCTACGAAGACGACGATGACGATACCCCTCAAGATGAAGTAGAAGCATCTGGTGTTGAAACCAACAACGAAGACGACTCCAACGAAAGTTTTGCAACAACGAAAACTGAGGCTTCTCCGGATCACGATTACAAAAAACGGTATGATGATCTGAAACGTCACTATGATGAGAAGTTAAGGGAATTTCAGCAAAAAGAGGCAGAACTAGAACAACGAGCAAAACAAAAACTGCAGGAAAGTAACGTTCGTTTGCCTAAGACTACCGAAGAGTTGGAAGAGTTCAAAAAACAATATCCGGATGTATACGGGGTTGTAGAAACTGTTGCAGCAATGCAAGCCAGTGAAAGAACCACAGAGTTGCAAAAAGAGATTGAACAGCTTCGTGAAAAGGAAAAGAATCTTCAGGTTCAAACCGCTTATCGAGAACTAAAGAACCTACATCCAGATTTCGACGATTTACGAAAGGATGAAAAGTTCTTAATGTGGCTCCAAGAACAACCAACAAACATCTCAGATGGTATTAATAAAAACAATACGGATGTTAAGTGGGCTGCACGAGTAATTGATCTGTACAAAGTAGATGCAGGAATTACCACAAAACGGAAGAAATCCAGTACGTCTGATGCAGCATCTGCAGTATCGGCCCCACGAGCAAGAGACATTGTCTCAGAAAATGATGGGAACAAGCGTATTTGGAAGGCTTCACAAATCGCCAAAATGAAGCCCCATGAGTTCGAAAAGCTAGAAAGCGAACTGGACTCTGCAAGGGCTGAAGGGCGAATCGATTTTAACAACTAACCTAACCTCAAAAATGGAAGGATAATCCAATGGCTTTTGATAGCGCATCAGGTTATAACAACCTGCCTTCCGGTAACTTTACACCGGAAATCTTCAGTCAAAAGGTTCTCAAATTCTTCCGTCGCGCTTCGGTTGCGGAAGACATCACCAATACCGATTACGCTGGCGAAATTGAGAACTATGGCGACACGGTTCGTATTATCAAAGAACCAACAATCACCGTATCCGCATACTCTCGCGGTTCAGTGGTTAACCCACAAGACCTTGCCGACGACCAAATCACAATGATTGTCGACCAAGCAAACGCTTTTGCGTTCAAGATTGACGACATCGAAGAGCGTCAGTCACACGTTAACTTTGAAGCTCTTGCGACTTCTTCAGGTGCATACTCCCTGAAGCGTAAGTACGATGCTAACGTCCTCGACGAAATGGCAACCAACGCTGGCCTGACAGGTGAATCAGGTGCTTCCGTTGCTCAGATTTCTGACATCGGTACACTCGGTTCGGCTCTGGACATCGGCGGTGCATCTACTCCCGGCGACACAGCAGTCAACACCATGCTTGTCATGGCACAGGCTCTTGACGACCAGTCAGTTCCAGAAGAGAACCGTTGGTTCGTTGCTCCTCCAGCTTTCTACAAGCACCTGTTCTCAGCAGGTTCGAAGTTCGCAGAAGTACAGGTTACTGGCGACGCAACTTCACCTCTGCGTAACGGCCTTGTATCGCTGGGCAACATTGCTGGCTTCCAGTGCTACAAGTCAACTGCCCTCGTATCTAACGGCGGCACTGACCAAGTAACATTGTCTGGTCTGGCAACTGACGGCAGTGAGAATGCAATTCTTGCAGGTCACATGTCCTCAACAGCTACTGCTTCGCACATCGCAAAGACAGAAGTTGTTCGTTCCACCGAAACCTTCAGCGATATCGTTCGCGGATTGCATGTATTCGGTCGCAAAGTTCTGCGTCCTGAAGCCATCGTTCGTGGTATCGTTAGCTTAGACTAATAGGGAGACTAGATAATGGCTACTTACACTGTAACTAATGCTGCCGAAGGTATCCCTGCTGGTGCAAAGGCACATCTCGCTCAAGTTGTTCTGGACTTCTCCTCCACAGCCCTCGTTGCTGGTACGGACGTTGTTCAGGCCATCGAAGTTCCAGCTAACACTCTCGTTGTATGTGCAGGTATCGAAGTCCTGACTGCAGGGGGTGCTAGCTCTGTTCTTGACTTGGGTGACACCACCGTTGACCGTTACGTCACCGACGTCGACGGCAACACGGCTGGTAGCGTAGAGATTGGTACTGCTTCTTGGCTGTACACCTCTGCTGACACCATCGACCTGTCTGCTGACACTGCAAACTTTGCTGGCAAGGTTCGCGTGTTCGCTGTACTGGCTCCGATGGGTTCTGCTCCGACAGCAGCAGCCTTCGCCTAAACATCTTAGTTGAGGGGGAGGGGTAACTTTCCCCCTTGACGATTTTTAATTTATGTGATATAAGCAACCAACTTTGCCGGGGGTAAACCCCCTTGATGGCCTAAAGGAGATTATTATGGCTAAAACTTCTGCTGAACAGGCACTAAGTCGAATTTACGCAATTTCTCGTGGATTAGTAGCTCCAGAGTACACTAAAAAAGAAGCTGGTACTGGAAAAAGCACTTCTAATGGTGGTAGAACAGTATCCGATCAGGATATGAAACTTCTCAACAAAGCCAAAGGCGGATCTGTTAGAAAAATGGCTAAAGGCGGCACTGCCAAAAAGAAAAAGTAACGATGCCCCGCAAAAAAGAAAACCCCATCAAACGAACCACAACAGGAAAGGGCGCGAACTATCGCCCTACCAAGTCTGGTGCGGGTATGACAGCAAAAGGCGTCAAGGAATATAGAAAAAAGAATCCCGGTTCGAAGCTAAAGACAGCGGTGACCGGAGAGGTAAAAGCCGGAAGCAAGGACGCCAAGCGACGCAAGTCATTCTGTGCGCGGTCTGCCGGACAAATGAAGAAGTTTCCAGAAGCAGCGAAAGACCCGAACAGCCGTCTTCGCCAAGCAAGAAAGAGATGGAAATGTTAGCAACACTTATCGGTCCCGTAACAAATCTCCTTGACCAGTTCATCGAAGACAAAGACCAAAAGGCAAAGCTGGCTCACGAGATAGCCACGATGTCTGAAAAACACGCCCAACAACAAGCGATGGGGCAACTTGAAATTAACAAGGCCGAAGCCCAGCATCGGTCTATTTTTGTAGCAGGTTGGCGTCCGTTTCTTGGATGGGTGCTGTCTTTTGCAATGGCATGGCACTTTGTCATTGCCCCCTTCATCATCTTCGGTGCAGGGATGGCAGGGATGGAATTGCCGGAACTACCCGTCTTTGACATGGATAGCCTGATGACAGTGCTTCTTGGCATGTTGGGGCTTGGCGGTTTGAGAACCGTAGAAAAAGTAAAAGGTATAACTAAGTGAGTGCGGAACAGGTACTGAAGTGGAAGATTCTTCCCCGGTTCATGATGCTCGTAATGACTCTGATGAGTTGGCGTTGTGCAGAGTGGTTTATGAGCTTGGAAGACCCGACAGCACCACAGTCAGCCTTTGTCTCCGTTGTCATGGGTGCTATGACAGGTGCGTTTGGCGTTTGGATGAGCAACGAAGGAAAAAGTAATGAAATACGATACAAGCCATCTGCTTGATACGATAATTGCACACGAAGGAATGGTTTGCCAAGTGTACCAAGACACGCTCGGCATCGACACCATCGGTATCGGTCGTAATCTTCGTGACCGGGGTATTACCAAAGAAGAGCTAGAATACATGGGTATCTCTGGCATGGAAGAGGTATACAAGAAAGGTATTTCTGAAGCTGCTGCACGATACATGGCTATGAACGACATTCGGATTGTTGAAAAGGAACTGGTTGCGGTTCATCCGTGCGTTGAAAACCTCGATGCGGTTCGCCAAATGATACTTGTGGACATGGCCTTCAACATGGGTGTTCCCCGCTTGTGTAAGTTTAAGAAAATGTGGTACGCAATCCACGACTCAAACTTTGAGGCTGCAAGTTTTGAGATGACCGACTCGCTGTGGGCTAGGCAGGTTGGCAATCGCGCACACAAACTCTCCGAAGCTATGAGAAAGGGAGAATTCTGATGAGATATATTCCTCCACGTAAAGCTATGCCGTCTGCAGAGTATTCCCTTAAAAAGGAACCTGTTGAACGATATCTCGAAGGTGATAAGTCTGGCGGGTACTATTACGAAGAGAGCGAAGCAAAGTACGAAAAAGAAGAAGAGGAAGACTCTGATGAGTGAAAAGTCTTCACGAGGCCGCAAAGCCCAGCCTAGTGCTGAAAAGCCTATTACAGCCTACGATGTTATAAAAGACGACGACAGAGTTCTTCATACTCCTGCAGGTAGTGCTGTTGGAGAAGAGATGAAAAAAGACCTGTTTAAGCAGATTAACGTTGTAAAGGTAACGTGATGCCCCTGACTAAAAAAGGCCAAAAAATAATGAAGTCGATGCAACGCACTTACGGGGGGAAGAAGGGTGAACAGGTCTTCTACGCAACAGCCAACGCTGGCAAAATCACGGGTGTTGAAAAGAAAGCGCAAGGAGGGTCGGTTGGAAAGACTGGCTATGCGAAGGGCGGTGAAACGAAAAGCAAAAGTCGAGTTAATGAGGCTGGCAACTACACTAAGCCCGGAATGAGAAAGCAACAGTTCAATCGTATCAAGGCTGGCAGCAAGGGTGGTAAACCCGGACAGTGGTCAGCAAGAAAGGCACAGATGCTGGCTAGTGCCTACAAGAAAGCTGGTGGAGGCTACAAGTCGTAATGGAATGGTCCACGTCTTCTTGCTTCTTGTCTACATCGGAACTGGAGAGAGCCGTTACCTTGCTAGTGGAGACATGTATTTTCGCAGTATTACGGACTGCAACTTCTATGCCAGTGAAGTGTCAAGACGTTATGGAAGCTACACCTATCGTGATTGGGTGGATGAACGAGACCGTGTTACCGCATATTG